CGATTTTGTATTTTCATACTAGTCGTAGTAGTACACCGGCTCCGCTGGATGATCCAGAGAACAACTACGCACCTTCGGGGAAAGCAAGCTCTGGATGTACCTCCACCTCCCTTTGGTAAGGAGGACCGGAAAGAGGTGGGCCGGGTTCTCAAGATGATCTTCGACTTATGTCGAAGTCTCTTGAGGACGGACCGGTCCGTAGGTATCTTGAACGATATCCACGGCCGGTACCGATCCCAGGTCCGGAAGATAGATCCACATCTCTTGATTTCGACCTGGAAGGAGAACTTTCTCATCACTAAGAAGTTCCTCATAACTTCGGTTATTGAGGAGGTGGACCAGAGGATTTGGAAGAAGACCTCCAGGGTTCGAGGGACGACCGTCCCCCGGGTCCTGGGTCCTCTCTTCCTCCACTGGGACACCATCTCGAAGTGAGAGATGGTTGTTCTTTTGACCTTCCTTCGAGCTTACAAGTGGATTGAGATCCCGAGCCCCAAGGAGTATAAGTCAGTCTATGACTTGATACCCTGGAGCTGTGTGTTCTCCTCTTCTGAGGTGATACACAGGGTTCTCACCCACTGGAAAGATCTAGGTCTTAAACCTGGGGAGTCTAACCCGGGGGACTGACCATACACCCAATACTCTCCCGGACTACTGTCCGAGAAGTACTGGGTTCGGTCAGGCCCCTGTGGGAACTCCCCCCTTAGCCGTCTCCTCGACCTGGCAATCCTCAGTAAGTCTCCTGTGTACCTGGGTATCCTTAATCGGTTTACCCGGGTCTTTCAGGAGGTTACCCATCAACCCACCCCACCCGGTTTTGTGAGTTCCCCTCAGGGACTCCTTGACTGGTTAGGGGCTGGGAAGATAGAGGAATTCTGCCGCCTTTTGGATGACCCAAAGGTCCCCCGTATTCGGGAGTACCTCCGGGACCGGGTACTGGCGCGCATATCTTCCTTCCCCGAGGGGGGAGGGAAGTGGCGCCTTATCGCCCTGGGTGACTGAGTCACCCAGGCGACACTGTACCCTCTCCATAGGCTGATCTTTAAGGTGTTGAAATCCCTTCCAAGGGATGCCACCTATGATCAAACCAAGGTTGTGGGAAAGGCTAAGGAATGGTTCCAAGAGGGTCGGGACGTGTGGTCAGTCGATCTAAGAAGAGCGACCGACCGCCTTCCTTTGGCCCTCCAGATACTTATCCTCAGGAAATTCCTATCTTCTTATAAGTTAGGGTTCCTTTGGGCACTCACCATGAGTTGAAACCCCATATACATCTCGACCCGAGATGGAACCTGAACCATCCGCTATGCGGTGGGCCAGGGTATGGGGCTCTACTCAAGGTGGGCCCTGTTGGCCTTGACTAACCATACTCTTGTCCGCCTTGCGGCGGCTCGGGTAGGTATCAAGGACTTCAGGGAGTATCTGGTCTTGGGAGACGATGTCACCATCGCCTCCCGGGAGGTCGGGGAGGAGTACATCAGGCTGTTAAACCGGCTTGGTGTCAGGGTCTCCCTCGCAAAGACTGTCCGCAGTTCGGATCGCCGGAGAGCGACCGAGTTTGCCAGACAGTTCATTGTCGAGGGGGAAGTCCTGTCCCCGTTACCTGTAGGTCTCCTCATCGAGGGGAGTGTTCAATCACTCCTCCAGCTGTGGAGATCACTGGTAGGGCGTGTCAGTACTTTGGATCCAGAGCGGATACCGGTATTGACAACCCTTGATTTTGGGGCCTCCTTCCCTTTAAGGGGAAGAGAGGAGCTGAAGTCGCTGTGGGGGGTTTACGCCCTGAAGGAGTTCTATACCTTCAAGGACGGAACCGACCCGACAGAAGGGTTGCTCTCAGGCCCAGAATGGTTACCTGAGGACAATCCCTTGAAGACAGTCCTCGAGGCTACACACCTCGAGGACCTCTTACAGATCGACCGGGAGATAGTATTAAATATACGCTCCCAGTGTCGGAAAACTTCAGCCAAGATCCTGGAGATGAGGTGGGACCTGTCCACATTTTCTAAGATGTGACAGGACTCCCACTTCCTCCCAGGGTCTACCCCGGAGTCTATCAAGGAACTCCTTGCTTCCTGAGAAGAGGTGACCATTCTGTTCACATCTCCATTCCTCAGAATAGAGGAGAAGATTTGTGAACTGACGGACACCCTTCTCGGGTCGCTCCCCTCGGCCACTCTCCCGGTCCCATACAACCTCACTCGGAAAGGGCAGCATCATACTGCCTTCTACAAGTGGGGTATTGGTTCCGATGAGAGAATTCTTGGATACCTAGAAGTTCCTGAACTCACCTCCCTTACACGGATGGGGATAGGTCCCCTTTCGGTGTATGACCATTCCAAATGGATGGTCAAGGGAGAGCTGTACCGGTCCTTAAAAGAGGCCCGGTCCCAGCCGGTGTCCCGCAAGGGGCGCCTGAGTTCATGAAAGCTCCAGCAGTCCATTAAGAGGTTGTACCTCCGAAAGGCTGCTCGGAAGGTTCTCAAGATCGGTGGGGGGTAGGGTTATCTCACCCACCCCCTCCGTGCCGAGAGGCTCCGAACTGGGCATCAGCCCGGGTGAAGACCCGGGTGTACCCAGGGGAGGGATTGAGAC